AAGACAGAATGTTTGACAATTCTGTTTCTGCGTCAAGACCGTGAATTGCTTTAAGGTCTTGTGCAAGTTCCATAGTGTATTCTGCTTTAAGTGCTCTTGACTTTGCAGTAACAGTTGATTTCTCGATTGAGAAAGCCATTTCTGCGAAAGAGTTACCAGCAGCATCACCCAACGCTTCACCTTCAGCAGTAGTCATACCACCACCAGTAGTTGAACCGTAGTCTGCACCACCAGAGTTATATGTACCAGCGGATGCGTTGTTTAGAACAGCAGGGTTAGTGCCAGTCATTGTTAGTGAGTTCAAGTCACCAGCAGCGTCATCAGCAGCGTGAGTTACGTCTGGTTCGTTGAATAGTGCTTCTGTACCACCACTTGTAGCATATCTTGATTTCATTGCAAAGATAAGACCAGTTGGGCCGGTCATTGGTTGCACTGAACATACGTCATATGCAATCAAATTAGGCATAGCTCGTCTAACTAGCGAAATCAAAATTGGGTCGTAGTTATTGATTGTTCCACCAGTTGAGTTAGTAGGTGCAGCTTCCGATAGGAAAGCGGCATCTTCTTTCATAGCTTTTTCTTGGTTTTCCAAGATGATTGAAGTAACGGCTTTTTTGTAATTGTCCTTAATCTCAGGCAAATCTGGATGTTGGAGGACTGGCTGCCACTTCTCTTGTAAGTTTTCTGAATTATACATTTGTATTATCCCCTTTTAACTATATTAGTATTATTTATCATAATTTATTTCTTGACATTATTGAAAGGTTGTGCATCCTTCATGAAAGGTGCAGACCTTTTAATTGCACTGGTATACGCAGCCATAGCGTTACTCATGTCAATCTCTTGTGTTCCTTCATCATTCTCTTCAGTTAGAGATTGACTTGGAGTTGACTTAGGGAAGTAATTTTCCTTAAGCGTGTTAAGTTTTTCCTCAAAGGAATCCTTATCGGTGAACTCAACATCTTCAACCAAACTAGCAAATTTCTCAGATTGAGTCTCTGCAAGGTCAGATGAAACTTCTTTGATAACAGCTTCACGCACAAGTGAATCTTCAGATTGTTTCTTTTCAGTAAGTTTACCGATTGTCTCGTTCAACTTTCCTTCCAATTCTTCAATCTTTTGTGCTTGTGATTCTAAGATATCATATTTTTCGTCTGGAACATCAATGTAATGTTCTTCAAACAATGCTTTTAGACCAGTAATGAAATCTTCAGCAATCTCACCTTTAAGTCCTCTTTCAATTGCAAGTTCGTTATCCTTCATCCACTCTGCAACAACGTAGTCAAGATAACCATCTACCTTTTCTGCGAGTTCAGTTTTGAATGTTTCATGTTCCTCTGCAATTTCTTGAGTCTTCTCAAGTTCAATTCTTTCAACTTCTGGTCGAATTTTTGATTTTACTGCGGCTTCAAAAATTGTTGCAGCTTTCTTTTGGAAATCTTCAGATAAATCTTCACCTTCCATAAGTGCATTAACATCTTCTTGAACATTGATAGATGCAAGTCTCTTTTCAATAGCTTCTTTAGCTTTTGCGAGTCCTTCCATTTCTACTTCCTCTTCAGTCATTTCCTTCTTGTTATTCATACTTGCATGAAGTTCTTTGACTTGAGTCGCAGACATTTTACTTAAAGATGCAGTAATTGATTCGATAGCAGCAGCTTTAGTTTTTGGAGAAGGAGTACCTTCTTCAACTTTTTTAGCTTCAGCGACTACTTCCTCTTCATCAGTTTCTACTTCTTCTGGCATTTTACCGTATCCAGCTTTCAAAGGTTTTTGGTCACCTTTGTTAGAACTTTTTACAGAACCATCTTGTTTGACTTTCTTAGCAGCATCGGCTTTCTTTTCGTCACCCTTAACTACTGGAGCACCTAAATCTTCAACGTCATCTTCTTCTGCATCAACCTTTTTCATAGGTTCGGATGCGACAGCACCCTTACCAGCAGGGGAAGAATCTTTCTTCATTTCGGCCTCAGATAAGTCAGACAGAACTTCTTGTTCAAGTTCTTCTATTGTCTTGTCTATTTCTGACATTTGAGTCTCCTTATTAATATATTAATAATCCTCTTATTACCTATATTTAGTCATTATAGATTCTTGAGGAATTTTGCGAAAGCGAGTGCTTGGTAATTCGCTTTTCTGGAGCGGATATTCTGCTCCATTTCGTCCTTGATTCGTGCAACTTCTTGTTCTTGTAACAATCCATTATTCCAAACCCATTCTTTTCCTTCCATAATACCTTCAACGAAAGCATTTGGAGCGGAAGGGTCTGCAACAATGTCAGCTGCAGTCGCAAGGTAGAAATCGTCATTGACGTAGTTTGCACCATTCTTTTTGACCAAACTACCCATACCCCTTGAGGATACTGCGAGTTTACCACCATCATCCATAATATTCTGTACTATTTTACCCATTGGTGTTGACATAACTTTTGCTTCACCAACAAAGTTTTTACCGTCTGCTTCTAGTGAAGTAACCATATGTGATACTTTATCTAAGTTTACAGTTGGGCCGTCTGGATGACCTAACTCACCGTATGCACGATTTTCTTTAATAAACTCTTCATTGTATCTTTTTACTTCCTTTTCTAGAACTTCCATAGGGTAAACACGACCATTACGGTTTTTGATTTCGGCTTGCAAGAATACACCTTTTAACTTGTAATTCTTCTTACCGTCTTCTTTTTCCTCAGTAATGTATTCTACATCATCACTAAAATGTTCTGATATTAATTTCATGTCATCACTCCCTATTGTAGATTATCGTATCCAGAAGTTTTTCTTAACTTCAACCAGATAGTTCCTACAGATGCACTTCCGTTTGTTAACAATATATCACCAGTTACACCAGAACTTGCTGGGTTTGCAATGGAAGGCATAGACTGAGCACCAGCGTTATACGCACCATTTCCGTTTAGTGATAATGCAACATCATTAGAACTTGCATCAAATAAAATATTTGTTTGTGAACCAGTAGTCCATTGACAAGCGACAATCGCAAGTCTAGGATTTGAAGACGCACCTTCAAGTGCAGATGCATCAACAATACTGGCTGCACTGTTTGTACTAGTTGTTGTTACCTTAACAACTGTCTCAAAATCTGTATCCTTTAGGATAACTGCACTTACTGCCATTGATATTCTCCTAACATTTCTCTTTCAAAATACTTCATAAGTTCATTTTCACGCACTTTAAACTTACGAGCGGCATCTTTTATAGTTTTCTCAAAACTATTTAGGAAATCTGAAGGTTTCGCATCCATAATGCTAAAGATATGGTCTACTGCCTTACGCATTGCAGGCGATAGTTTATTATATTCTTTAGATTTCTTATGCTCATCCTTTTCAGGCAAGTCAAGTTGCTGGAACTTCTTCTTCATTTTCCTCTACTTCTGGGATATGTTGCGTTACCATAGTATTCGCAACTTCTTCTCTTCTTTTTTCTAGTGCATCTCCTACTTTTTGTTGGATTACACTTTTAAATTGTGATTCTGCACCAAGGTTATCACCAGATGCAATTGCGTCAATTATATCTTTACTCATTTTTTAACCACCTTCATTTCAGTTATTTGTTTTTCACTTTCTGGTTTATGACTCATCATCATATCATCATCTTCACCACCACCTTCATCTTCTATCTCTTTATTCATTGATTCAATCTCTTCATCTGATTGACGAAGTACGTTCTTTTGAATCCATCTTTTTGAAAAGAAGTTTCCAAGGTATGGTTCTACTGTTCCTAACATATCTAATCTTTCTCTCAAGATTTCTGCATCACGAAGTTCTGCAAAATGTCCATCTTGCATCCAATCATATGCGATATGTTCTTTCATTGTATCCCACTCTTCTTCTGCAATCACACCAGTAAGAACTAGTTGTGTGCGAAGTAAATCGTGAAATAGAATTGTAAATTTCTTTCTTAGTCTTTGTACGAACTTAGTGAATTTAAGTTCATCTCTTGTAATCTCCGTAGACCTACCCAATGAGAAGTTTTGTTCTGCTTCCATTCTTGAAATAGGAACATTCAAAGACCTATAAAGTTTTCTTTGAAAATAGATAATATCATCTATCTCTCCAAGATTTTGTCCACCTGGCAGAGTAGTAATTTCTGTACCTCTACCACCTTCTCTTCTTGGTAACCAAAAGTCTTCCAACATTGACATATGATTTCTATCATCTTTAATCTCACCAGTAGATGCATCATATACCAGTTTGTTACGATAACGATTCATAACATCTTTTAGGTATTGTTCTGCTTTAATCTTTGGTAGATTACCAACATCAATGTAAAATATTCTTCTTTCTGGAGCTCTTGAGATTCTATAGATTACCAAACTATCTTCAATCATTCTCAGTTGGTTAACTGGTTTGATTGCTTTATGTAGATAGGATAATATTGAACCTCTGTTCTGGTCAATAATTCCAGATGGACAATATG